TGTCAAATTTCCCTCTGAATCACGGAGCTTTCTTACCACGGTGCTTTTGGTTTTTATGCCACCGAGAGCCATTGCAAGGAATTTAGCCCTTACAGTGGCATTGATTGTCGCGCGCCCACGCGCTAAGACTTCGGATATTTCGGTGTACTCACTTTTCTTTTCGCAGAATGTTTGAGGCAAAATCCCTATGGCATAAGCAATTTCCTTGTCAGTGAATCCCTTTTTGGCATACGATTCCACGAGAGAAAGAAATTCCTCGCTTGTATAATCAAACTTAGGCTTTCTTCCTCCTTTACCTTTTCTATTTTGAGATTCACTATTGCTCATAATTTTAACCGTTATTGTTACCCATATAGACACGGCGAGAAATTGGCTTGTTTCCATAGACATCAACTCCTCTTTTTGAGAAATAGCTATCTATTTTCTCAGCATATCTTCCCATTATGGATTTCGTTCTATCCCTTATGTTTCTTTGTCTTGCAGAACCTAACCCGTATTGTCTTCCAGCGTTGTACATTATTCGTCTGGACTGCTGATATAACTGGCTATATGTTTTCTTTCTAACTCAGCTTTCCTCCCAATAATTAATCTATTCTTTCTACTTGTTCATCAAAAACTTCTCCCTTTATAAACTTCATATCTGGTTCATACCCGAACCTTTCGCAGAAAGCGGCTTTAGCTTCATAGGTATCGAAGGACAACATCACATAGGCATCCATGTTCTCAGCTTGCTTCTGTGCGTTTTCTTTCACCTGATGCTTGACCTCTTTCATGTGGGCTACCTTTTCAGCACGTTCCAACTGTTTGGCGGCTTTATCGGCTTCTTTTTGTTCTGTTACAGGCGACATCATGCTTTCCAGTTCGTCAGCAATGGAGCTTTCTTCTTCGGTCTGCAAAAGAAAATCAACCCCAATCATATTCAAGTCGGCATCCGTCAATCCTGCATCTTTCCAGTCAATATCAGGAACAATACGGGCAAGAGCGTCAAAATCCCAAGAACCTTGTGCATTAGGGTTGTTCATTAGAATATTCAACTCCTTTTCCTGCTGTTCGTCCACGTCAATGACATCGACACGAATGCGATAGTCGTTATCGGGAAACTTTTGTAATTCGTCCATGACAGACAAACGCTGGTGCCCACTGACGACTGTAAGCCCCGTACGCTTATTCACAACTATTCCACCTACCAATCCGAATTTCTTGATACCACGCTTTAATGCTTTGCGTGATTCATCGGAAAGTTTTCTCGGATTGTAGTCTGCAAAACGAATGGCAGAACGGTTAAGTTCTACCGATTCACTCTTGATATATTTACTTAGTTCCATACATATTACTTTTGTTGATTATGATACTCCCAAAGTACTCTTTCAGCCATCGGGAAAGTTTTGTAAATTCTCTGTAAGTCCTGTGGATAGTTCTTCTCCATCCAAAGCATACAATCAAAATTGAAGCCTACTCCCGAACTGGCTTTCAATGAATACCGAACTGGTTCGGGTAAATTATGCTGCCTCATATAAGCAAGAATATCCTTTTGTGTCCAATCAGCTAAAGGATAAACCATACCGTTATTCTCGTAGCCGTTTACCTCATACCCTTTCAACATAAGTCTACGATTCATACCGTCAGCTTTTTTCATGCCCAAGAATGTATAATAAACTCCATGAGTAAGTTGCATAGCCTTTACCACATCTGCCAACTTCAACAGCTTTACTTTCTGATTTGGCACACAATACATACCGCCACGGAGAATATAAGTGAGATTCCAATGTGGTACTTGAACAAACTCTATTTTCGGATATTTGGCTTTAGTCCAGTTTATCCAACGGTTAATATGTTCCAAATTCTTAACGAAATACATGAACACGCAAACAATCCGGTCAAACTTCGGATAGACTAAATCAAGCAGAACAAGCGAATCTTTACCAAGTGATAAAAACAGTAAAGCCTCATTCGATTTTACCCGAATGAGGTCTATATATTGACTCGCTTGTTCTACTTTGTTCATAGCTAGCCACCACTTAAACCAAATGAAGTACGAAGATCACTGTAACGCTGTCTGCGTGATCCTAACTGTGTGGCACTTGCTGTACCTCTACGATTGGCAACCAATCTACCACCTGCCCCTGCACCATTCATATTTCTGCGAGGCCCGGCTACTCTGTTAATTCTTCTTGCGACTCTGCTTTCTAATTTTAAAAGTTAAACAAATCAATCTATATGTTTTTCTAATATCTTGCCCAAAGTATAATTCATTTGTGCAGCAAGATATTCTTCGCCTTGATGTTCGTAAACAATATCATTACCGTTTTCATCTGTGAGAATAACAGCTTCTGCTGCTTTCACTTCAACGATAATATAAGGACGTTTACCTGTATATGCACCTGTCAGAAGCTTGATTGCATCGTACTTGATAGGCTTCAATTCTACCTCACCTTCTTCAGGCAGTTCTGCATCAGCCGGATATTCTTTACCGCCACATAGGTAAGTGATATACTTCTTAGCGTTAGTTGGTCTGATTTCACGGTATTCGTGGGTTTTCTTGCCTGCCAAGATTTCATCGAAATACTTCTGTTTGATGCTTAATGTAAGAATGTTCATAATCGTGTCAAATTTAAATTAATACTCAATAGTTGCGGGGGGCTGAATCGAACAACCGACCTTCACCAAGTCAAAGTGAAAAGCTACCACTGCTACACCCCGCGATAGTACCCCAAAGGTACTACCACAACCAAAGATAACGAAATATCTTCAATCGTTATACACGACAATCGGCTTATTGTCGTGAACTAAGCCATTTATCCCGTCTTTCTCTACACGCCTCTAAGGTAGGCGCACAACAAGAAAAAAGTTCACCGCTTTCAGTACGGTAGTCGTACTGGTACATTCTCACTCTTTTTACCTCTCAACCTGGTGTTGTAGGTAGTGTAATTCTCTTTGCCGGGCTGGCATACGCTGCAACCGTTTACATTTATTGAGTTCATAATTCAAGTAATTGTTTCGTTTTATCCACGTCTACAAAACTCGTCCACCCTGCTTTATGCAGCTTTATAGCTGCCTCTCTGATTGTGATTTTGCCACTCTTGACACTTTCTTTCAAAGATTCTAATACATTCTTCATTCTTAATTCATTTTTACGTTCAATCTTTCTTCACTCGTATAAGCCACTACAAACCCTGTTTCATCATGCTGTATGGTGATGTACTTTTCACCCCTCTCTATAGTAGAGAAGTCATAAGGGGTTACCATCTTACCCAATACCTTGCCCAGTTGCTTCATCAGTGGGGCTTCAGGGCTGATAACTAAAACTAAATCTGCTTTCATAATCGTGTATATTGTGGTAGCCATAAGGCTACCGGATTAGAACTCAACCAATATCAATCTTTCTAAAGAACCTGATGCTTTCACCCACATATGATTATGTCCGAAACCATAATCGAAAAACAGTTTAAAATAAGGGTATCTTACTATTAAAGAGTTCATACAGCCTCTTAACTCGTCTTCTGACATACAAGAAGTTATTTCATTGATAATTTGAACGAAAAGGTGTAAAACTTCTGGTTCATTATTCAATAACGGTTTTTCTATAACTGCTTTTAAAAATATATTTTCTTTCATATTCTTCTATATTGCGCAGGGCTTTCGCCCTGCCGATTTATGTTAATGCGTTTTATCCTCATGTAATAACTCGCAGTAAACTGGTGTTGTGGCATCTGTGTGCTTATTGGCTATAAGAACCTCATTACTATCCCAGTTAATATATACCTGTGTAGCAAATGCACCGAAAAACTGAATTTCTTTCGTGCCAAACAATACCACCGCGTCATCATTTACATTTGCAAGTGCTGCAATTAATTCTTTCTTGGTCATATTCTTTTTTGTTGCGCAGGACTTTCGCCCTGCTGGTTAAACTTATAATATCGTAATCTCTTTGTTGCCTATCTCTGTATCTACATTCAGAACCTCGTACTTTTGAGCCTTGTAATTATAAACGACTTCACAGGTATTGAAACCTCTACCATCTTCTCTTTGGTCATAAACAGTATTTATATGCTGATACATTTTATTGCCTAACATGAAGTTTATCTTACCTGATGTACAGAAGTAGAATGCTACTGCATACTTCAATGTTTTCTTTTCATCAATCTTCTTTGTTGCCATGATCGTATATCTTTTAATTGTTATTACTTCGTTTCTGACGATGCAAAAGTAAAACTATATTTTTACTTCACAAAGAAAAAGTCATTTTTATTTTGACTTTAACCTTTATTAGTACATATATAGTTTTACCACAATATATAATGAAGTATATTTGCATTTAAAATAAGTAACCATGAAACTAAGAATCAAAGAAGCAATAAAAGAACAGGGTTTTACCGTTCAATCTGTAGCAGATAAGATTGGAAAATCAAAGCAATCACTCCACGGTATTATAGAAAAAGGCAATCCTACAATAAACACATTGTCTGATATTGCCGATGCTATCAACGTTCCTATAAATAGACTGTATGAAGAAGTAACCGGAGAAGGTGAACTCACCGCCCTTATCCAGTACAAAGGAGACTTTTACAAAGCGAATACAATAGAGGAACTAAAGAAAATAGTGATAGCAATTGAAGAAAAACATTAAATCATTTGCTTTGCAACTATAAAATAGTTACATTTGTAAAAATATCAAAGGCATGGGTACGAAAGAGAAATTAATAGAACGGTTTAAGAACCAGCCAAAAGACTTCACATTTGACGAAATGGAAAAACTGCTATTCATTTTCGGATATGTGAAATCCGACAAAGGAAAGACTTCTGGGTCAAGGGTTATATACAAGAATGGGAACAAAAGACCTATCATGTTACATAAGCCACACCCCGGAAACATAATCAAGTCTTATGCCATGAAGCAAGTACTAAATGATTTGACAGAAGCAGGATTTATAAAATAAGGAGGTTTTATATGAATACATTAAAATATAAAGGCTATATCGGTTCAGTCGCATTTAGCGAAAAAGATAATGTCTTCTTTGGGAAAATAGAAGGCATTGATGGACTTGTAAATTTTGAAGGTGAAAGCGTAAAAGAACTTACCGACGCTTTTCATGAAGCAGTAGAAGATTATTTAGAATACTGCAAAGAAGAAGGTATAGAGCCTCATAAAAGCTATTCCGGTTCATTAAATATTCGTATCTCGCCAGAGGTACATAGTAAAATTGCTATTCTCGCTAAACAAGCCGGAATATCAATAAACGCTTTTATTAAATCAGCCGTAGAAAAGCAAGTTGCAACTATGTTATAACCAACTATGGATAAAAAAGAACTATTTATTTGTGAATGCAACAGCATTGAACATCAGATTGTGATGTCATATTTTGAGGATGAAAAGGAAGTCTATTGCAGTGTACACCTAATACCAGAAAGGAATGTATTCAAACGTATTATCCACGCTGTTAAATACGTGTTTGGTCATCGAAGCGTATATGGAGACTTTGACGAGTTTATCTTCAATCCTAAAGATGCAGATAGATTACAAAGCGTTGTTGACCATTTGAAAACAGAAAAGCCGGAGCACTAAACTCCGGCTCATTAATTGATTAGCCCTTTGAATCTTAACCGATTTACGATTTCGGCATAAAGATACTCTATATCCCCACTGAAATCTCCATAATTCTGATACAGAAACACGACATCAGCACAATTGTCGGAAATTGTACTCTTGGACTGAACCCCAAGTACCCTTGACATCTCTTCGCGTAACCCAGCTGTCATTTTCCCACCGGCAAGCGAACTTGGAGAAAACAGGTACAGGATAATGAAGATGAACTTCTTCCGCTGGGTAACACTATCAATACAAGGGGGAAGACTTCTGCTATTCAATAGCTCAACGAAGATTTTATAGATATCCCTAATAAGGCTTTTATCTTTCAGAACCGGGGTGGTCAAGGCGTTTTCTTCCTCTGAAAGTTCTGATTTCTCAATTCTAATCTTTTTAAGGCGAATTATTTTGTTAAAATCCAGTTCCATAACACGATTATTTTAAAAGTAAATAGTATATTTGCATCATAATCGTGTAAGGAAGAGCTGATTCATGGTCGTGCGTGGGTTGGCTCTTTTTCATTCTTCCCCATTCGTGCTGACGAATGGTTTCTTTTCCAAATCATAGCAGGTGATATATACCCGTTTCCCATTAACATCACATAGAGCAAGGGCATATCCTTTCTCCAGTATTTTAACCGGCTGATTGTCGCAATAGACAGTACTTCCAACCGGAACTCTTATAAAATGACGTACTATCATTTGATTATCTTTAGCTTGTTATACCAGCGTGAAGAAAAAGGGAACCACCCGATTAGGAATGATTCCCCGAAAATGGTTACTTTGTATAGTTTGCTCATGGATTTTTCTTTTTAAGTATTTCAACACATTCCTTTATCCCATCATCGAAACCATGCTTATAGCCTTTAGTATATTCCCCTATAGTATATACCGCCATTGACAACACAAACAGGATGATACCTACAGGCTTATACCAACCGGGAAGTGATATAGAAAACGGCTTAAATGTAATTGTGAGATCTCCGACCCATAATAGGGCGATAATAAATATAATTGTAAATAATATTGTTTTCATAATTATATCGTTATTCGTTAATTGGCAGTTTCATAAAGCACATCCATATTGTTTTGCTCTGCCTTCCAGTGGTATGTCCAAATAGAGGTTTAAAAGGGATAACAGACAATACATCCACTGTTTTTATTTCACTCTCGTTCCATTTGAATACAAGCGTGCCGTTAGGCTTCAAGACGCGCATACACTCAGTAAATTCATCGTGTATTAGTGACTGCCAGTCTTTCGGCAGTTTTCCGTACTTTTTAGCCATCCATGAGGTTTCACCAAGTGTTTTTAGATGAGGTGGGTCAAATACCACCATGTAGAAAGAATTGTCCTCAAACGGCAAGTGGGTGAAATCTGCTATTATATCCGGTTTTATCTCTATGGTTCTGATCTTATCTCTATCCTTGGCTGTTACTATCTCTGATCTCTTATCAACGAATAAGGCAAGAGGATTATGTTTGTTAAACCAAAACATTCTACTGCCACAGCAGGCATCTAATATAAGTTTTCCATTTTCCATTAAGCTATTTCTTTTAATTTCTTCAATCTCAACTTTTTCAATACTTTACAAAGTGCTTCAGTATTTTTTCTCGCTTGTGTAACCTCCACCGCATTCCCGATAAATTTCTTTTGGTCAGCTTGTGTGCCTATTAAAACATAATCTTCAGGGAATCCCATAATCTTTTTGAGTTCCGGAATGCGAAGCATCCGCATTTTAATATCCACTATGCCATACAGTGCCATGAACTCCTTTATCTTCACGGTCATAGGACTATCATTGTTGTAGATTTCAATCGCTACCTGACCGCTTTCTGTTGCTACCAGATAGGGCGGCATCTTATCCATGCGGGCTATTAATGTGAAGCAGGGGCTATCAACAGAGCCGCCAGCACTGTTGAACTGTGGATTCATCAGATAGTGCCATTTCCTGTTTGCGGTAATGGTCTGGGAGGGTTCCTCTATACTGCTACCTACATTTGAGAATGCAGTATTCATTATCCACGGCTGGCATGTTACCAAGTTTTGTTTCGGTGTTGTGGTAACAGCGGGGCATGGCGAGTTTATATCAGACACCTGACCACCTCCAGAATATTGATTCATAAAAAATGGAGATACAAGGGAAAGTCTGTCTTTAGTCAGAAGTGTAGGACAAGGCTGATTAATATCCTTTCCTGTATCCTTAAAGTTATAAGAACACATAAATCGGCTTTCAATTAAAGCCATCCTGTCCTTCGTTGTGACCGTTGGAGCTGGAAGGTCTACCGAATGATTATGTCCATTTCCATAATAAGCAGAAACAAAAACATGGTGGTCTTTGCAGGTGATTGCACCTGCCGGTTCTTCTACAGACACATTCTTGCTTTCGGGATGTCCGCTGAACTGTTTGGAGAGGAAACTTACCTGTACCTTTGCAAAGCGGTTTTCAGTAGTCAACACTCCGCATGGTTCATCAACTGATTTGCATGTGTCTTGAGGGCGAACCGTATTGTAACGGGAAAGGAAAGCATCCTTTCCTCCGGCTACAAACTTGATAAGTCCAGCATAGATACGTTCAAGCGTTTTCTCTGCAAGAGGCTTTTCCCTGAAGATGGTAGTTCCTTCATCAGAGAAATCAAGCACATCTTTTACCGGCTTCCACTTCTCCAGCCGCGAGAACATATCTTGCCTACCACCTTTACAATGGGTCGGTTCTGGGAATACTATCGGCAAGTTCTTTTTAGCAAAGATGCCGAAGAAGCGTTTTCTTGTGGTGTAGGCACCGAAGTCGGCAGCATTTAAGATGCGGTGCTCAAAGTTGTAACCGTACTTCTTGACATTGCGCACCCACTTTTGATAAAGCCGGCCTTTGTCCATGCTGATAGGTTTCCCATTCTCATCCATATCTCCCCATGACATAAACTCTTCTACATTTTCAATCTGAATGTAGTCAGGGGCTATAACATCAATATAACGGAAGAGATGTTCTGCCAACGTTCGGCTGTCGGCATCTCTCGGCTGACCGCCTTTGGCTTTCGAGAAGTTAGTACACTCCAAAGAGGCATGAAGCATTATCATGGCATCAGGGTATAGCTGACGGATACGTTCTACAATAGTGCTTATCGGGGAAAGTTCCAGTGTACGGATATCCTCAATAAAGTGAAGTGCATCAGGGATATTGGCATCATGTGAAAGAATGGCATTCTTGTCATGGTTCACACAACAAACAACTTTTGCACATCTATTTCCATCCAATCGTGCTGCTTCCACACCTTCGGATAAGCCACCAGCGCCACAAAAGAGATCAATAACAAATAGTTCTATATCGGACAGACCTTCAATGGATTTTAAGATGTCTTTCTGCGATTTCATAACTTCTCCTTTTTAAACAGGTGGCTGAACGCATTATCCAAATCCAAGTCTAGATTCAGTTTGGACGGGAAAGATTTAATGTATTCGTACATCTTATAAGCGAGGTTGTCATCATCACCGCATCTGTCAATCAGTGTGAGCAACATGGCGTTCACCATGTCAGAATCATTGCCGAAGTTTTCCTGAGTGGATTCGCTGCAATGATTCACATCACTTTTCAATCTCTTTATCGCGGCTATGGCTGTGTTGAAGTTTCTTTTTGAATCGTGTCTGAGTTCAAAGCCTTCTTTCTTGTATTGCTGCTGCATTTCTAGAAGGTTGGTTTCTAAAACGTCCGTGAGGACAAATACGATGTTGGTTATCGTATTCAGTTTGTCTGTTCCTTGCATAATCGTGTATTCTTATTTCTAATTCGAATGAATCCCCTTCGTTCTGTTTCTTCTAACAGTGGAAAGTCTTCATTCTTGATTTCACATTCTGTTTCGTAGTTCACGGAAGTATAACTTGGGATATTGAACTTTTTCCGGATTCTTACGATAACATCCGGATTTCTTGTTACCCAGTAAACGGTTATTCTCATGGTGATATCAGCATTTTTCTAGCTTCCTCATCTCCTGCATCAGCACGGTGCTTGATTTCAATGTACTCAGCATAAGAGATTCTGTTATCTCCACGCTCCTCTATCTCTTTTTCACGTTGGTTTCTGTATCGTTCACGCTCTTTCCGTTCAATATCTTTCCGACGTTCAGAAACGTAGTCCAGCATCGCACTTGTTATTTTCAATGGATCTATTGAACCGTAGAACCGCCCATACTTCCCTGACTTAAACCGTGCTATGAAAAAACAGATTTCAGCGGCATTTATATAATAATACTCCGAAAGGAATATCTCCGATAGTTCAGAAAGTTGCTCTTTCGCTATCTTGGTTGAAACTTCTGCAAAGTCATTCAATGAACCAAATTGTATCTTTAGCCATTCTATCGGTGTTTCATCCCCATAAGTAGAAGACAATAGCCCTAAACTCGGAATGCTGTCATTCAACGCCAGTTCTGAATGGGTTGCATTACATCTGACAAGTTTGAACTGCAAATCAGGGTTGTAATCAAGAATGAATTGTGCAGGATCGGGATATTTATTCAATAACGCCCTCTGCTTCAAGTTCCTTTCTCTTTTTTGCGGCAGCTTCTCTAACGGTTGTAGCGACTGCAAGAACTGAATCACGTTTTCGCTGCTCGCTATCCTGTTGATTTTTACTAAGTCTTGTCCCATTATAGTTTCCTTCCAATATTTTAGTAAAGTTTGCTTGTTTGAAAATCCAATCAAAGTCGCATTTCCAATTGCGGTCATTAGCTCCAAGTAAGAACGGGGATTGAAGAATGAGATTGAAAACACTCCTCACTGACTCTTTCCCATATTGGGCTATCCGGGCTTTTACAGCCTTTTTTCTCACATCAGTCATTGATCTTATCTGCTGGAGTCTGTCTTTGAATGTGGTATTATAGTATTCCATCAATCCGCTGTAATCAATCTTTTCAGAGGGGGATGGCGAAGAAAGCTTGGCTTTCTTTGATACTCCGTCAGGAGTATTTTCTTTCTTTTGATGTAGAGATATATCTATATACTCTCTTTCTTCTTTCTTTGTATTTGTGCCCTCTGTGTGCCCTGATTTTTGTAAAAGTTCGGATTGCGGTAGATTGTTGTTCATGGGCTGTGCCCCAAGTTGTGCCCTTAGTTGTGCCCATTCGTGTCTTAATTCATTGATTTCCTTTTCAATACCTGTGTCCTTACTTGTGCCCTTGGTTGTGCCCATTGGATTATATTCTTCATATTTACATAAGGTTATAAGGTTCATTCCTTGATTGCACTCAACAGTTATCATACCTTTCTTTCTAAGATGCACAAGAAAGGAACGCACCTTCTTTTCAGACCATTTCCAACGCTGTGACAGAAATCTTATGGATGCAGGATATTGACCTCTTGAATAAGAGATTTCTCGACCTCCGATACTCTCCTTTCGGGGCGTTACCTCAAATCGTGCAGACTGAATTAAGTCTAACCACGCTTCGCAACTGCTAAAAGTACGGGCTTCATTCCACATTTCATTCGAGAAAAACCTGCGGCTTAGCCTCAAAAATCCTTCTTCCATAGTTTTAGAATCTTACGTTAGTCAACTGCCTGTTATTAGAGTACACTGCCCATTTACCATTTCCACTATCAACAAGGCGAAGATCCTTCACTTCTCCAAATCGTTTTTTGTTTCCACAAAGGTCAACGATCCATCCGGCCTCTTTACTCGGGTGCGGACGGATAGCACGACCGACTATTTGATACCACAGTGCCAAAGACATCGTAGGACGTGCCATGACAATCGTATCCAGTTCTGGGTAATCAAATCCGGTAGTAAGTACGCCGACATTGGCCACGACCGGAATTTCTCCGGCCTTGAATGCCTCAAGAATACTCTCTCGCTCTTTCTTTGGGGTTTCTCCTGAAACGATGGCCGCTCCGGGAATAGACCAGGTAAGGCGTTCAGCTTCTTTCAAAAACCTCGTGAAGACCAATATACCTTTTCGTTTTATCCCGCTTTTAGGGTTCATTAGTCTTTGCACAATGCTGACCAGAAACCCGTAAAAATCGATACGCTCATACTCCTTTACGACAGACTTGTCTGTGTAGTCGGCTCCGGTCGTGTTCACCTTCAGATTAAGTTCATTCCATCCTAAAGGGTTCATTTCATAATAATTCAGTTTTGACAGATAACCCATATCCAAAAGGGTGGAAATTTGAACCTGATAAATGACCTCAGAGAATACACAAGGCCGGGTCCGGGTGATAAACTTCAACATACTGCCAAAATCCCTGCTTGATGAAAGACGGTAAGGTGTAGCCGTCAATCCAAGCACCTTGCACTTCAGCATAGAAAGAAATGATTTATACATTCCTTCTTTCGGGTTAACCAGATGGCATTCATCTATAATTATATTCTTGAAATGCTGAAAAAGCTCAGGATGATTGACAACACTACCAATCGTAGCGAATGTTATTCTTGAAATCTCTTTCCGCCCAAATGATGCGGAATATATGGAACAGTCCAGAATACCATACGAACAGAGCTTCAGATAGTTCTGTTCGAGTATTTCCTTGCTAGGTTGAAATACCAGCGTATGCCCTTCAAGGCGGCTAGCAATATCGGCTATTACCAGACTCTTCCCTGCCCCAGTCGGCAGCACCATGATGGCATTGTTCTTCTTGGCTTTGTTGGCAAAGAAATTTACCGCTGCATCACTAGTCTTTTGTTGATAATCACGTAGCTTGTACATATTTCTCGTTGTCTTTTACGATAATCGGTTCGTCCTCACTCAAACGGTTTAAAAAAGAAAGCACAATGTATGCTTGTTCCTTATTCATCCCAACGGGAGAAAATGATCCATCCTCGTTTTTTACCATCATTACGAATGTTCCGGGCTTTAATTCATTCATAGTCCTTTCTCCTTACCCAACTTATCTCCCAAAGCCTTATAATACTTTGTGAGTTCCATTAACTCTAAATCACTCCATTTCTTTGTTTGTCCGGCCTTCCATGCCAGCTTATCGAAACGTTGCTGACCGATTTTGACCTTCAAGTTCTTTTCATATTGTATCAGATGGTCAGCACTGAATCGGTTGCACGCCCGGCATTCTGCGTGGGCGTTGTCCTCGTCAAAGCGTGTGGCCATGTGGCGGCGCGAATGGAAGTGTCCGCAATCGGCCTGTGCGTATGGCTTTATCTGGCCGCATGAGATACAACGGAAATACCCGTTTGGCATACAATCACGAAGCCGGATATAGCGGCTGAAAACTTTGTCGAGTTTGGCCACTAAATCCGGCTTCTTCTTAATCTTGATACCTGCCTTGTCAAATAACGGCAAAGGCTTTTCTTTCTTCTTTTTTGGTTTCTTGATATAATACGGCATTATTTGAATCCCCATTCTTTTATGTAATCAATATTCTTTGGAAATCCATCTACTTGTTGAGGACTTAAAAATATCTTTTCACTTTTTAATGGAGTGCCTCCCCATACAGTAGCAGGACATTCTTCATATTCTTCTTTAGAAACTTCACTTACATTAAAATTGGGTTGGAAACCATATCCCATTACGCTTTCCCCTAAGTAAGTACCAAACTTCTTCAAAGCCCATTGAAATGCGATTTCCTTACTGAATAATCCATTTTTAGAAAGGACTGCTGCATATATTTTATGCATATAGTTTCCTGTTTCAGTTAAATCAGGGTGGCAACGGATGCAGAAATAGGAAATATTTCGCAAAATCTCTTTCACATACTTTTCATGCTTCTTGCATTCTTCTTCTGTAAGAAACTCTTTTCCATCATTAGCGATGTAAACGATTTTAGTTACTTTTTTTGTTTCCATATTCTTCTATTATTGGTTTACATAGTTCAACAACTCGCTTACAGTCTTCCACATCAAACATACCTATGTGACAAACTTCACGTGGTACCCCTAATTGAATGGATAGCCACAAATAAGCCTTATTCCTATTCGATGTATTTGGGATATGCTTCTTCCAAATCTTGTTTATAAGATTGGTCTTGGCGATCTGGTCAAAATAGAAATGGGCTTCTTTCTTGGCTTCCCTCAGTTCTGCATTTGCCAAACGCCCTAATGCTTGGTCTGTCCCTTTATGTACACCTACATAAGCCCTACAATCCCGACAGAGATAAATCATGCCGTATGAACGCCCGTAGATTACAGAACTATCTACAAATTCAGTTGGTTTGCCACAATAAGGACAAATCTTACCAGTAAGTAATTCATCCATTATCTCAAAGCATTTATAACGTCTCCAATATCTTCGCAATCAGTAATATCTTTAAAAGAGATATAGCAATTATCACAACCATAGCCATCACCTGAAGGACTATTATCTACAATGGTGTTTATTTCTTCAAGATTATCCTCTTTGATTGCTTTTACAACAGTATTTAATCGTTTAATAACAGCATTCTTCAATGCCTCCTTGTAGCGTTTTTTAATTATCCTACTTACTTCTTCATCTTTCATTCCAGACTCTTTCAAACAGCAGAATAATTCATTTCTAAAATCCTTATCAAAAATCTTTTCCATATAATTATATTTTAGTTTGTGGTACCGGCAGGGCTCGAACCTGCATGATAGGTGTTTTGATTGAAAATCCATATCCTCCCATTTACGAACCTATCTCGAAAGTCTACATAGCGTCTACCAATTCCGCCACGATACCATTGAGTCCGCAGTTCCGACACGGTGCCATTGGCGTAACCCCGGCTAGGCTTGCGGACAATACTATGAAAAACACACTCAGAGCACTATGTATGTGCGTGGGCGCAACGGGAATCGAACCCGCATAAACCTTTGCGCCCTATAAGACCATTCAAGGTAGGCTCATTCAAAATTAAAATCGTCAAATTCGTATTCATCCGGTTCTTCCGGATAATCGTTCCCCCAGTCCATAATCAATCAGACTGTGGTGGGACGTACCAGTCGGGTATGTATTCCATAATCAATCAGATTTCGATGATTACGATGTCAGGTGCAACACCTTTGATTGCTTCAATCTGTTCGTCAATCACCTTGTTTTTGTATTCTTAAATGGCCTCGTTGGCCCCGGCGGACACGAGAGAAAGGGAAACGTCTCGGCCATCTACATCTGCATAGATTTCAACCTCGATTTCTTCACAGGCAAATCCTTTGAACAGGGGGATATTCAGTTTGAAAGATTTCGGAAGATTAGAATCAACAACCTGAGAATAATTGTCCGTCTTGCTTCCGTTTTCTTCCTTGCTGCGTTCGATGTCCTGATTAACTTTTGCCTTGAAGTTCTTCAAAGTAGAAACCAGCATCATATTTTCAGATTTATCCTTGAAGAAAGCACGGTGCATCTTGAAGAATTGGGATAATTTAATAGGTTCCCATTTCTTGTCGGTGTTGATACCGAACTCCAGCATTTCCTTGGAAGCTTGTAATACTCCACTAATTTCAGTCTGATAGTAGTTGGTTTCATCAATAGTCAGAGCCAGTCCCATCTTGTCACGGTTTACGATGATATTGGCCGATTTCTGATTGATCAGTTCGACACGCTTCTCCAGCCATCTGTAAGGTGCATCAATAGTTCCACTGATAATCACTCTTTCCGGTTCTTTCGGGTCAAGTGCTACGGGTGCTTTACCTTCACGTAATACTACTTCGATTGGCGTACCGTTATAATCCTTCGGTACTACCAGGTTGATTTTGTTTTCACTCATGATTCTGTTCCTGTTTTACGGTTAATACTGAATACTGTCTTTTGCATCTCCTGTGGCATAATGGGACGGCTATAAACCAGTTCGCCCAGCTTGTTGTAGAATCCTGCCATCTTTTCCTCGTGATAGAGGATTTTGGCACATTCTTCATTTTCTACAAACTCAGAACCTCTCTTAATGTGGTCCAAAAGTTCCTGCTTTTCTTCGTTCAAAGGTTTCAGACGTTCTTTGAACTCGTCCATAGCCTCTTTCTTTTCTATCTCAATATCATTGATGGTGATTGATACTTCAGCTAATGTTTCTTTCTTTTGCGCCAATTCTTCGGGTGTGAATCGGTGAGTATAACCGATTTTCTCCACTGCATCGGCATTGTCCTGAAGAAACTGCCATCGTTCCTGTTCAGGAATGTCTTGTCCTAAAAATTTGTCCATATTATCTATAACTTATTTTGCCAAACTCATTGTAAACCTTTCTTGCAGTACCCATAGTATTATAAACTGGAATATAGCTTCTTTGAGAGGCTTTCTCTATTTGGTGAATACCGCTGGATTTAGGGTTGATTGATTTTTCAGGATGAAAGAATCTTTCTACATCTTGGGGAAATTTTCTTTTCTTCATAATCTCAATTTTTAAATAAATTCATTATTACGTTCAATTTCTTGTTGTGCGTAGATAAGCATCTGTTGTTCGTTAGCGGCAGGCAAATAGATACCTGCCACAGATGCGCTCCAGTTTCGGAAACGGTCAATACTCAAGGTCATTTCACCTGTTGTCAGCTCGGCAGAACTTCTTAAGTAAGTTACTTCCTTACCTTTCTTGTTGACCGTCTTTCTCTCAAACAAATCACGGTTGCAAGTCCTCTTATAAAAATCAATTTTTGCTTCGTCGAGACTGCAACCGTACTCACTACCGAAATACCCTAAAAGAAGATGCAAGTAGCTGTTTTGGGCAAGCGTGCGGTTAGGTAGTTTCTTTTTCACTTCCACCACCGCACGTTCACTAAACAGCTTGTTTACATACTCCTTGAACTTGGGTATTTGAAATTCATTCTTCAAGTCGAACAACATACGCTAAAAAGGCAAATCGTCCTTTACATTGCCATTAACATCAACCGGAGGCGGGAAATTCTGTGGCTGTTGCTGATAGGTCGACTGTGGCGCTGGCTGTTGTACCGATGTTGTTTGTTGGGATTGCGATACACCACCACGCGCATCTATTTTGTAGCACCGGATAGATGCCATACGTTTGAGTTCTCCGTCCTGATTCGTCCAAGAACGACCTTGTATCATAAATGATACAGTGACAACATCACCATGATTAAAGCGGTCAAGTTCTGCACACTTATCGCCTGAAAACTCTAAGGGAATAACATTCTCATACTCGCTACGCTCTCCCGTATAAGGGTCGTAAGTAGTAGCATCTAAAATAAACTCCCGTTTTGTAAATGAGGAACCACCGTTTTTGGATGGTATTTGAACGGTTTGTCCAATTTCGATTATCCGTCCGGTTATTTGGTTTGCCATTAATTTTCTCCTCCAAAAATCTTTTTATCGGTTATAAGTTCTCTGTTTTCTTCCAAAAACCGGATAAATTCCTCACAATGATTAGTAAGAATAGGAATATCACGTTCAGGATTGAAAACGTATGTTTCTGTATAGGTATCTACCACATAACCGCCTT